ATGACTGTCCTGCTGAGAAACACCTTCAGGGCCTGGATCGACCGTGCGCCGGGGGCGCCGCCCAGGCTGATCATGATTGGCGACGTGCGGGTCCCGAGCAATGGCTGGCAGGCCCGCCTGACCAAGCGCTCACCACAGGGGATCAATCCGAAGATCCTGATCCTCGATGTGAACGCGGAGCAGCCGGCCGGCGCGGCGCAGGAGGAGATCACCACGATCCCGCTTCGCTACGAGGAGAGCCCGCCGCAGGACGAATATGGTCAGGTGATGATCGCACATGGCCGGGGCGAAATCGTCGTCAGCATAGGCCGCACGCATTAGCTGACGTTCGCTCCGGTCGTATCCAGATCCCGCAATTGGGCTGACAAGCCATCCACCGGAGCGCTTGCCAGCCCAGATGCGAGCGGGTAGAACGCTGCCACGCCTGAGCCGTGATTTGCGCCAAACGCGCTTCCGGCCACAGTCGGACAAATCAGTAAGACATTGAATTTGTTCGACTATTCCGTTGGGGAATGGTGTAACGGTAGCACAACAGACTCTGACTCTGTTTGTCTTGGTTCGAATCCAGGTTCCCCAGCCATATCGGCGTTTATTCTGTAAAATCAGTTAGTTACGACGCCTTGGCCACCTCGAAAACGATGCCACTCGTAACCGCTTTTCGTGCTCGCGGAACGTAACCGCGACTCAATTTTGCCACAAAGCTCATCCATCATAATGTGACGTTTCGAGGCCGTTTCTCGAAATAAAATTGCACAGCACACAGAGAATCGTTCCTCGCTCGCCTCACCCGCGGGCCAACTCTGACGTGCTGATTTGTCTTTTGCGACCCGCCTGAAGTCACTTCTCGGTATCGAGACCAAAGCCGTGTCTGGCGTCGCCTCGCCGGAGGCTTGGCTGTTCGATCTGTTGGGTGCGACCCCGACCCTGGCCGGTGTAGTGGTCAACCCCTGGAGCGCCATGACATGCGCGCCCGTGGCGTGCGCTGTGCGGTCGATCTCCGAGCCGGCCGGCTCTCTTCCCCTTCACATCTACAAAAAGCTTCCGGACGGCGGCAAAGAGAAGGCCACCGACCATTCGGCCTACAAGCTTCTTCATGACGCGCCGAACAGCTTCACGCCGGCCGCGCTGTTTCGCACCCAGGTCATGGCTGACGCGCTGTTGCAGCCACATGGCGGCTTCGCGCTCATCAATCGCGTCGACGGCAAGCCCTATGAGTTGATCCGGCTCGACCCGATCAGCCAATCCATTGCCGTCGACTATTCCGAGCTTGAACCGACCTACAAGCTGAACGGCCGCGATATCGATGGCGCGGACCTGATCCATATCCCGACCCCAGCTTACGATCCCCGCAATGGCCTGGTTGGTGAAGGCCGCGAAGCGATCGGACTTGCTCTCACGCTTGAACGTCACGCCGCGCGCCTATTCGGCAAAGGCGGCCGCCCCAGCGGCATGCTTTCGACGAAGGGCGCGCAAACCATCGACTCGCTGACAAAGATTGGTGCGGCGTGGAAAGCAGCGCACGGCGGCGACAATTCCGGTGGCACTGCAATCCTGCCGTCCGATGTTTCCTGGCAGTCGATCACCCTCAGTTCTGTAGACGCTCAGTTCCTCGAAATGAGGAACTACGCCGTCCGCGAGATCGGCCGGCTGTTTCGTGTTCCGCCGCATATGCTGATGGACCCAGATCGCTCAACGCCCCGCAGCCTGGAATCGATCGGCCAAGAATTCGTTGAATTGGCGTTGCTGCCCCGCCTGAAAGCGTTCGAGCAAGAGCTTGAGTTGAAGCTTCTGACGCCGGAAGAGCGCGATCAGTATTGCATCGAATTCAACGTTGACGGTTTCGCGCGCGCCGATCTCCTCACGCGAGCACAAGCCATGAGCACCGCTGTTTCCTCGCGCGTCCTCAATCCCAACGAAGCTCGACAGATGGGCTTTGGCTTGCCCGCCTATGAGGGCGGCGACGTGTTCGAAAACTTCAACACTTCATCTGCTCATGCCGGCGGCAAGCTCAACGGCAACGACAACAACAAACAAGAGGAAGCGGCCTGATGCTTCGGACGGTTCATCTCCATGGCAAGCTCGGCAAGGACTTCGGCAAGTCCCACCGCTTTGACGTAGCGACGGCGGCCGAAGCGATGCGCGCGCTTAACTGTGCGTTTCCCGGTCGCTTCGTGAAGGCCATTAAACAGGGCTATTACAAGATCGTGCGTGGCGACAAGCGCAACGGTATGCAGCTCGACCTGGACCTCGTGAACCAGCTCAAGCTTGGCACTGCCGACCTGCACATCATTCCGGTCGCGAAAGGCGCCGCGTCCAATACAGCGAAGGGCACCACCAAGCTTGTCCTGGGCGCGGCCCTGGTGGGTGGCGCAATCTTCCTGAGCGGCGGCATGCTCGCGACGCCTATCAGTGCGCTTAGCGGCGTTCCGCTCCTGGGCGGCACGACCTACGGCAGCGTTGCGGCGATCGGCCTTGGCCTTGCGCTCTCTGGCGCCTCAACGCTGCTCACCAAACCTGCCGGCCAGCAAACCCAGGCCTCCAACGGTCTCAGCATCAACGGCGGCAACATCGGCAATTCAGGCAAGCAAGGCGACGCCATTCCGCTGATCTATGGCGAATGCTTGGTCGGATCGACCCCGATCTCTGTCTGGTCCGACATTGAAGACATCAGCGTCTATGCAGACAGCACCGGTTCGATCGAAACCGCATTTGACGAGGTCGGCTGATGGCGCTCACTGCATTCTTCGGTGACCAGGAATACAAATTCGACCTCGCGCCGTCGCAAATCCGCGAGCTGGAAGCTAAGTGCGGCCCGATCGGCGCGATCAGCAATCGCGTGTTCTCGCGCAACTTCGCCCAAGCCGACGTCAACGAAACCATCCGGCTCGCCTTGATCGGCGGCGGCACCGCGCCCAAGCGCGCGACTGAATTGATCGCCGCATATGCGGAAGGCCGCCCTCTGATCGAAACCTACGAACTCGCCGCTCGAATTCTCGAGCGCGTGATGTTCGGCAATCCCAACGAAAAGGAACCGTCTCAGTGAGCTTTGCTATCGGCACGCCAATCAGTGATTCTAATCCGCTTCCAACGCGTGTTGCAGGCCAGCGGCTGGACAACACGGGCCAAGCAATTAGCCCCGACGACTACACGCAGAACCTCACATACAACGCCGATGGCACGCTCGCCACCGTCTGGTTCACCGATGGCGTCAATACCTGGACGCAAACCAATACCTGGACGAACGGCCAACTGACGAAAGTCAGCAACTGGGTCCGCACCTAATGGAGCGCCTGGAAGTCAAGGCTACGCTCAGCGTCAGCGATGAAGGTGAGATCACCGGCATCGCTTGGCCGTTCAATGCTGGCCCGGATAGCTATGGCGACCTCATTCAAAAGGGCGCCTTCAACATCGCTGTCAGCGATATGCCGATCCTCTTCAACCACGACCCCAGCGACCTGATCGGCACCTGGACGGAAGTGAAAGAGACGGACGAAGGCCTGATGGTGAAAGGCAAGCTGCACATGGACCGGCCGCGCGCCCGTTCGGTGCTCGCCATGATCCGAGGCCAACTCGCCAGCGGTCTTAGCATTGGCTACCGCACCAAAGCCGCGATTAAGCAAGGCGCCCGGCGCCTCATCACTGCGCTCGACGTGTTCGAAACATCGATCGTGCGCAACCCCGCCCATCCTCGCGCCCGGGTCACCGGCGCGAAATCCGACGACGCGGCGCGTGCCGTGGCCGATCTCATCAAGCGTTTCACGGCAACGCTGAACTAGGAGTTAGACGACCCAATGAAGACTACGAACGCACTGGAATTCAAAGATAGCGGCGAGGCCGACGATCCGATCGCCGACGTTGCCAAGCAACTCGCCGACCTGAAGACGGCTTTCGAAACGAAGGCGGCCAACGACAATACCAAGCTGACCGAGCGTCTGGACCGTATCGAGGCCAAGGTCAATCGCCCTGGCGCCAAGTCGGCTGCCAACGACAATGAGCCGGGCCTCGAAACCAAGGCGCTGAACAAGTTCCTGCGCAACGGGCTTGGTGCGCTCGACGACCTGGAGCGCAAGACGCTCAATCTCGGCACCAATACGGCCGGCGGCTACGTCGTTACCCCCGAATACGGCAAGACCGTTCTTGAGAAGCTGCGCCGGTATTCGCCGCTTCGCGGTCTCGCCAGCGCCATGACCATCGGCAAGACCGAAATCTACATCCCGACCCTGGAGACGGATGCTGACGGCGAAGGCTGGGTCACCGAGACCGGCAACCGGACCTCGACCGAGCCGGTGTTCGGCCAGCTCAACATCAAGACGTTCGAGAACGCGAAGTATGTGCCGATCAGCAACCAGTTGCTGGAAGACGCGGACATCGATCTCCTTTCCTTCATTGCCGGTCATATCGCCAAGATCACCGGCAAGACGGAAGCCAAAGCGTTCATGATCGGCGACGGCAACGGCAAGCCGACTGGCCTGCTCAACACGCCGACGAATTACGCCTCGATCACCGCGGCGGCGGACGGCTCCGACATCGTCACGGCGCTGATCGATGCCTATTACAAGCTGCCCGGCGAGTATGCGGCGAACGGCTCCTGGATCATGCGCCGCGAGACCATGGGTCTCATTCGCAAAATGGCGGACGTCGTCATCGGCTCCAAGGGGCCTCTCTGGTCGGATGGTCTCGCCAACGGCACGCCGCCGACCATCCTGGGCCGCCCGGTCTATGAGTCGGTGGACATGAACCTTCTGCCGACCGCGACGGGCACGACCTACCCGGTGGTGTTCGGCGACATGGAGAGCGCCTATCAGATCGTCGATCGCGTTGGCCTCGCTATGCGTGTCGACGACCTCACCGGCGCCGACAACGGCGTCGTGAAGGTCCGCTGGCGCCGTCGCGTGGGTGGCGCACCGCTGCTCAATGAGGCCGCCATCCTCATCAAGTCCACCAAGGCGTAAGCAGCTATGCGGCTCGCAGCGAACACTTTCAGCCTCCAGCTTGGTGACAGGTCGTTTGACCTGAAGCCATCGCTGCGGGCCGCATTCCAGCTTCATCAGAAGTATGGCCTCCCGACACTGTATCAAGCGATCTTAGACGGAAGCTTCACCGCGATGATGGACCTGATCACAGCCACGAGCGCCAACGTGCCGGTTGTGTCGGTTCGTAGCATCCTGGATGCACGCGAACAGCTCCTCGAATTCGTGCTGCTCTTGCGCGGTGCGGACAGCGCCACCGATCAGCCGAAGTCCGGCGAATTCATCTCGTTCGATGAATACATTGCCGACCTATTCAAGATCGGCACGGGCCATTTGGGCTGGAGTCCGGACGTCGTTTGGAGCGCCACGTCGGCTGAAATTCTCGCCGCGCGCGAGGGCCGTATGGACCTGCTCAAGGATATCATCATGGCGGTTTTCGGCAGCAAAGAGCAGCCGACTGATACTTCCGACGTTCGCAGCATGAAGGACGACCTCAACGCAATCGGTGACCTGACCGTTCATTCATTGGGGGCGCGCTGATGCCCTACAAGTGTGGTCGTGTCTGTGCATGCGGACGGATAGTTACCGGCGAAGTTCGCTGCGTTTGTCAAAGCCATCGCCGCAAGGAAGTCGACAAGCGTAGGCCCAACGCGAACGATCGCGGCTATGACAGCAAATGGAAGCAAGCGCGCCGCGCCTTCCTCGACAAGCATCCTCACTGTGCCATGTGCGGTAAGCCTGCCGTCGTGGTCGATCACAAGACGCCCCATCGCGGCGACAAGGCCAAGTTCTGGGACAAGGGAAACTGGCAGCCCCTTTGCGCCCATCACCACAACAGCACCAAGCAGTCCATCGAAAGGTCAAAGTAGTTCCATGCGCCTGATCGAATTTAGAGGTGTATCCCGCTCGCTCGCTGATTGGGCACGGCTGTCCGGCATGCGGTCGGAAACGCTCGCCAAGCGGCTGAATGCGGGCTGGTCCGTTGAGGAGGCTCTGGCTACTCCAGTCGGCAAACAAGGCCGTAAGCCAAAGCCCTTGGCTGCAAGATCAGTCGTTCAATCATTGCCTGCTCTTCGCGACTGGCAGCGCGACATGCATGCAGCGCACCGTGAGATGACGCGCTCGGTGCGGTCGTTTGTTCGGCAGATGGAAGAGCAGATGGCAGAGCTTCGTCATGGCCTCGACCAGCACCTAGCCGCACAGCTCGCGGAAGCCGATCGCAACATGATCGCTTCACACACCCGGGGGGTGGGTCAGAGCATCTCAAAGAACGCGAACGACCGGTGCCCCCGGGTCACGCAAGAGAGCGTCTAATTGGAGTTTTTTCGACCGTGCCTGCTATCACTCTCGACCAAGCCAAGGCCCACCTAAACGTCACGTTCGACGCCGACGACGCGCTGCTTACCGATAAGCTCGCGGCAGCAAAGGCCTGGGTTGGCGCCTATACGGCCTCAAATCCCGATACCGACGGGACCCCCGCTCCGGTGAATGAGGCGGTGCTGCAATTGACGGCGCACCTCTACGCGAACCGAGAGGCTAGCCTGGTTGGCGTCACCGCGAGCGAATTGCCGTTCGGCTTCCTCGATTTGCTGGCCCCTTACCGCGCGTTTGCCTTCTGAAATGGCCCATTCTGACCCCTCATTGGCCCTCCAGAAGGCCATCCGATCGCGCCTGATCGCCAGTCCGGAGCTGATGGCGCTGGTCCAGGCGGATCACGTCCTGGACGTCAATGGCCGGCCGGAGATCATGCCGGCGGTCTACATCGGCGAAGGCCAGACTATCTTCCGGCGCTGGGATGCGACCAGCTACGCGACCCTGCACGTCTGGTTCCAGGAGCCCGGCTTGGTCCAGTGCAAGAAAGCCGTTTCGGCCATCGTCGCTGCGATGCGGATCGACGCCCAGGCCGATGGTGTCCTGCAAATCGACGGCTTCATCGTGCATGACATGCAGGCTACCCAAACCCGCTATATGCGCGACCCGCACGGCTCATTCAGCCATGGCGCCGTCTCGGTCGCAGCCATCGTCAAAGCGAGGGCGGCATGAGGGCCGGCAACCTCGACCGCATCGTTGAAATCCAACGCCGCACTACCGGCTTGGACCTCTACGGCACGCCCGTGGAGACCTGGACCACGTTCGCTACCATGCGGGCGCAACTGCTCAAGAACGCCACCGACGGCCGCGAGGGGGCGCGCGGGCACACCACCGACGCGGTGCTGACCTTCCGCACGCGCTACCTGGACGGGGTGACGCTTGAAAATCGCCTTACCTACCAGGGCCAGCAATTCGAGATTATTGGCGTCAGCGAGATCGGCCGCCGCGTCGGCTTGGACATCACGTGCCGGAGAGCCGGGCCATGACCGATCGACTAGTCCCGAACGTGTTCGTTAACAAATGGGCGAATGTGAAACGCTGCATTCTCATGAACTACGGCGGATTTCTGTCGGGCGGCGAATATGCGAGCCAGCTCGGGGTTGAAGCTCTGCAAGTATTTTTCGAGGTGAGAAAGCTGAATCCAGGCTATCGTGATCAATCGGCCTGCGTTCGCTTCATGCCCATTACCTTTCGCGATCTCTTGGACTACATCGCCAACGGCCCGAAGTTGTGCAAGCACGTTCGAGAACGATCTCCGTCGAAGCGGTGTGAGGTCCTTCCCAAGAAGTTCGAGACCGTCAAAGAGCATTGCGTTCAGCGAAGAGCATGCAACTCCAGCAATGACGCGACGATCAAGAACTTCGGCCTCAGGTCCGGTGCGAGCGAAGTCAATTGTCCGCCATATTTCGTTGAGATTCTCCATCAAGTCGCGGAGATCGGCGCTGATCGCCTCAAACGTTTCTTGCTGAAGCAAGCCCTGCATCCTAGCCGAAGATACAATCTGTCTTTCGACCGCCAGCCAAGCGATCCAACCAGCGAAAATTGTGCCCGCCGCGCCGAACAAACCGCCGGCCAAATTCTCATGGTTAGCAACGACGCAGCCGAGCCATCTCGGGAATTTCAGCGCGCACCGTTGTGGCAGCGCGCCATCGGCTCCGACAAACATCGCAAAGTCGGCCGCCGACAATGTCGCATAGATAAAAATGACCAGGCTAGCGATCAAAATAAGCGCTTGGAAGATTCGGGGATGGCTCATGGCCTCAGCCTGCCGGGCCGCCCGGCGTTTGTCGAGAGGGTTGCGGCATGAAGGGTCGAAAACCACAGCTTGCCGCCGACGCCAATGCGCTCGACGCCTCGACTAAGCCGCCGTCCTGGCTGAGCAAGCACGCCAAGGCCGAATGGCGCCGCGTGGCACCAATCCTCGTTGATCGGCGCATCCTGACGGACACCGATCTAACGAGTTTGGAGCATTACTGCACCGCGGCCGGTCAAGTCCGCGAGATGCAGAAGATCATTGCTCATGAGGGCAGCGTGGTCATGACTGATCGCGGCCCCCGCGCGCATCCTGCCGTCCGCATTCAAGCCGACGCCATGACCCGCGCCCGTCTTATCGGGAATGAGCTAGGCCTCAGCCCCACAAGCCGCAACCGTCCCGCTATTCGAACCGATCAGGAAGACGATGACAGTGCATCCGACCTGGGTGTTTGACGAAACACCCATCCCGGATCCGCACGGGCGCGGCGAGCGCGCTGTGAAGTTCTTCCGGGCTTTGAAGCATCCCAAATCGACCGCGCACAGGCGGGCTTTTGAGCTTGCACCGTTCTGGGAACGCATTCTGCGTCGCATCTACGGCCCTTCGGACGCCAATGGCGATCGTGAGGTGCGGACGGTCTTTATTCAGATCCCTCGCGGTGCCCGTAAGACCACCTTTGGCGCCGCTCTGAGCCTCTTGCACTCTTGCGGTCATGAGAAGGTGCCCGGCGGCGCTTGTATCCTGGCTGCCAGTGCGGAAGATCAGGCAGAGCTTGCCTTTGACGAAGCGCGGGCTTTCGTGAGGGCAACGGCGCCGCTCGCCAAGGCCACCTACGTGGTCGAGTCCGAGTTGGAGCTTGAGCATGTTGCCTCAGGTTCAACCCTGAAAGCGATTCCAGCCGAAGGCGACGTTCAGCAGGGCAAGACCCCGTATTTCGTCCTGATCGACGAACTGCATGTCTGGAAAAACCGCCGGCTGTGGCGGGCGCTGAAGAGCGGCTTGCTCAAGGTGCCGAACACGCTGCTCGTGATTATTACGACGGCGGGAAGAGGCACCGAAAACCTGGGTTTCGAGGAATACAGCTACGCCAAGAAGGTCGCGACGGGCGAGATCGTCAATTCGGCCTATCTGCCGATCATCTTTGAGCCGCCGGCTAAATTCGACTGGCGCGACGAGAAGGTTTGGCACCGTGTCAATCCGGGCCTTAAATACGGTTTCCCCGACATCAAAGGCATGCGGCAAGCGGCATCCGAAGCCGCCGACAAGCCGGCCGATCGCGAAGACTTCTGTTGTTACAATCTCAACCAATGGATTGACGCCGCGTCCAGTCCGTTTGTGTCGATGGAAGTTTACGATGAAGGATGCGCTCCCGTTGACCTAGACGCGCTCGCCTCTCGACCGTGCTGGCTCGCGGTCGATCTGTCGTCAAACACGGACCTATCAGTCATCAAGGCGGCATGGCCGGATGGCGAAGGCGGCTATGACGTTTGGCCCTGGTTCTTCTGCCCGCGCGCGAATCTTCGCGAGCGCGAGAACAAGACCGGTGCGCCTTACTCGCAATGGGTTGCGGACGGGCTGATCACGGCTACTGAGGGTAACGTGATCGACTTTGAGCAGGTCCAAGCGACGATCGAACAGCTTTGCGAACGGTTCGACGTCCAGGAGATCGCGTTCGATCCCTACATGGCTCGCATGATGCAGGCGCGATTGCTTGAGAAGGGCCTTCCGGTGATCGACTTCCGGCAAGTCCCGAGCCTCATGATGCCGGCGCTATCCGAGCTTGAACGGGCGATCATCGCGCGTCGCTTCCGGCACGGCGGGCATCCGGTGCTCCGGTTCTGCTTCGCCAATGCGGAGGTTGAGCGAAACAAGCAACAGCATGCGGTCCGCTTCCACAAATCCAAGCGCTGGCTGAGCATTGACGGTGCGGTTGCGACCGCCATGGCAGTTAGCCGCGCCGCCGCCGGCGAAAGCCACGGCTCTTTCCTCGATAACCCGGAAATTACCGCAGACATGTTGGTGGTGTGATGGCCGACGACGACCTCGATACTGACGCCTTGTCAGACAAGCTTAAGCAGCGACTAAACGACGTGATCCGCGAGCAGGCCGAACGCTTGTCGCAGGCACAGCGACAAGCGCTGCAAGCCCTTGAACAAAGCCCCGATGAAACTGGACATCTTGAGGAATCCTGCCGCGTTGAGCCGGGCGAGAACGAATTGGAATGGGTGGTGCTCGCGGGTGGACCGCTGACCACTACCACCGTTCGCGAGGGCAGCGGCAAACCTTACGACTATGCAGACGCGTTCGAATTCGGGACCAGCCACCAGCCCGCGCGCCCCTTCTTTTATTCCACCTACAACGCCATGCGCGACGACATGCAAAAGGCGATCGAAGACGCAATTAGTGAGGTTCTAAATGACGACTGAAGCCACCCAGGAAATCTCTTGGGCTACACCCCTTACGTTTGACCTACAACATCCGTGGGTTCGGCGCGTGATCGCATGGCGCGGCATTAATGGGCATCCGCCAGCGGCCGTGCTCACGCGCTTTGTGGACAACACCTATAGCCCGGAGAATGTAGAGCGCGTTATTGAGTTGGGGCTGATCGGCGGCGGGATGCCGGAACTTGACGTGGAAGCGCTGCTCGACGGTCACGTTCGCGGTAAGCCGATAATTCCAAATCTCACCATCGCGACCGCAGTCCTAGCCTCGCTCTTTGCGGAAGCCGCCTAATGCGCATTCTTCTCTCAGTAAACCTCGACCAGTTGAAGGACCAACTGCGGCAAACGACATCGCTAACTCAGACTGCGACGCGCCAGATCGCGAAGCAGTTCCTGGACATGAACAAGGATCTCGCCAAGGACGCGATCTTTGCGACCATGGCGCGGGGCGCCGTTGAGCTCGCCGGTAAGGTCGCGCTGGCGGTCGGGGCCTATAAGCTCATGACTGCCGCGATTAGCGGCGCCCGGGAGCAGATGGCCCAAATGGTCGAGATCGCCGATAAGGCCCAGAACCTTGGCGTCTCGCCCGCATTCCTCCAGGCCTTCACGTCGGAGGCCCGCAAGCTCAAGGTTGAGGCCGGCGAGCTCGAGACCGCCCTGGACCACGCCTTCCAGGCAACCAAGGACCGCTCCCCGATCGACATCGGTGAATGGTCCGTCGGCGAGGAGAAGATCACCGACGTAGAGAAGGCCTTGCGCGTCTACAATGAGACCCTTGCCAAGGCTGCCGGCCAGCGGTTGCAAGGCTTGGTCCTGTTCCGGGACGCCCAAACCCAGGAGGAGAAGATCAAGGCCGTTCTCGCCGCCATGATCCAGCTCGACCAGATCGGGCAGCATGCCGCGAGCCTGGATCTGGGCGAGAAGATGTTTGGCGCCCAGATTGTCGATCGCATGCGGCAGGGCAAAACGTCCGCCGAAAGCATGCTGGCGACAATCAAAGAGGCCAGCACCCACTCGGACGGCATTTTCAGCAACGTCCTGGTGGAGCGGGCCAAGGAAGTCGACGACCAGCTCAAGCTTGCACATCAGCGGCTCTCGACCGCCTTGAAGCCGTCCTGGGATGACCTCGCTAGCGTCATGATGGACATCAAGGGCGCCTGGGCGGAGGTGGTCAACCTGATCGCGAGGGCCGCAGAACTCACCAACAAGATGCCTCGTATCCCCGGGATGCCGGCCAGCTCGACCGACCTCGCCGCGAAGCAAGATGCTCTGGCCCAGGTCAACGCGCGTTTGAACGGGACCGGCGGCGGCCTGTTCGGCAGCATCGATCTGCCGGCTATCGAGATCGGTGGAGTCAAGCTGACCAACTCGACCAAGGAAAACCTTCTCGCCCACCGCGACCGGCTGCAAAAGGAGATCGCAGCGCTGACGGCGAATGGCGAGCAGTATGGCCCGCCGGCGCCCAGCCAGACGCGGGGCACCGGGCCGGCGCCGACGAAGATCAGCACCGGCAGCAGCGTGGACAAGCTCGGCACGGCGGCGGACAGCATTGAGAAGCGCACCGCCGCACTGCGCGAGGAGGCGGCCGGCCTCGATCTGAGCACCGCCGCACGGGAGCGAAACAAGATCGCGGCCCAGCTCCAGGTCGTGGCCATGCAGGCCAATGCCGCCGCCGGCAAGGGCGAAGGCGTCGTTACGGCTGAGCAGCGCCAGCGCATTCAGGAAGTCACCGAGGCCTATGGAAAGGCCACCGAGGCCATCGAAAAGGCCACCATTGCGCAATCGATCCGGCGCGGCCGGCAGACCTCGCTCCTGGATCCCCAGGACGTGCAGATTGCCGAGCAGCTTAAGGGTCTCTATCCGGACGTTGGGGATGCGCTGAACTCGGTTGAGGCATCGGCCATGAGGACCAATGAGGCCATGCGCTCGATCGGCAGCACCATGAGCAGCAGCCTTACCAGCGGCCTCGCGGACATCCTCGACGGCACGAAAAGTGTGTCGGCCGGGTTTGCCGACATGTCCAGAGCCGTTGTCCGCGCCCTGGAGGAGGCCATGATCAAAATGCTGATCGTGCAGCCGCTGATGCGATCCATGAGCGGCGCGTTCGGCTTCAGCGACGGCGGCATGGTTGGCGGCACTGCGCCCGTAGCCAAGGCGGACGGCGGCTACATCACCGGACCAGGAGGGCCGCGCGACGACAGGATTCCGGCACGGCTCAGCAATGGCGAGTTTGTCGTTAATGCGGAGGCGACCTCCAAGCACCGCGCCGTCTTGGAGGCGATCAACCGCGGCGTTCCCAGGTTCGCCGATGGTGGGTTGGTCGGCGGCAGCTCGCCGGTCGCGCCTATGATTGCCAGCCACCAGAACGTCATCGCGCCCCAGATCGCTGTCACTGTCCAGGGCTCGCCTGGACAATCGCCCCAGGATCATCAGCGCATGGGCGAGACCATCGCCCAAGCGGCGCAGCACAGCATCCGGAGCTTGATTGCCGCGGAGTTCCGAACGGCAATGCGACCGGGAGGCATCTTGCGGCGATAGAAAAACCAAGCACGCCAGTGCTTGGGCGCTATATCTGAAGCTGAACCCCGTTGAAATGCGAAAGCCACCCGCCGGCGGGCAGGTGGCTTTCTGGAGGACCCGAACGTGCCGTTGCTGAAGAGAACGCCCGAGCGAGATAGATATAGCGCCGACAGCGCGACCGTGCAGGATAACTGCCCCCAAAACCGGTCGAAAAAAGTCCCTCAGAGGGTCCGGCAGTCCGCCCTCAAAGATCGCAAAATCCTCGAAAAAATAGCTGCTTTTCGCGTTCCGGCTCACATGCTGCACGAAGAGACTTCAGTTGCACATCAGACACCCTCTGATCTCTCTATCGACAGCTCTGTAACACCCTCTAACGACAACATACCCGTGTGGGCTCTTACCGGTGACGTGGTCAAAGCCGTGGCCGCGACGGCGGCCCTACAGATCGCAGCCAAGCCCGCCTATGCGTTCACCTTCAATTTGACTCAGAAGGCCCGGGACAAGGCCCTGACTCATCCACGCGGCTTCCTAGAGTCGCTGAAGAGGTCCTTTGACAAGCAGCTCGCCCGCGCCGGTGTCCGCCTCCATTACTGGTTCTGCATTGATCGCGATTGGGATGGTCGACTGCACATTCACGGGGCCTTCGGCGCGGTGACCGAGAACGAGGTCCTGAAAGAGATCATGCGCCGGGCCTGGGGCGTGTCACCGGATAAGGGCAGACAGTTCCAGATCAAGATCATCCCCTTACGCGATGACGGTTGGGCAACCTACGCAACGCGCAATCTGCGCAGGGTGTCCGGCACGATCGGCCCAGCCTTCACCATGACCCGGCCGCTGCAACAGGACGCGCAATGGACCTACTGCGAGATACGTCGAATCATGCGAGGGAAGCGCAATGGGAATGGGAGTCATAGCGAATGAGATGGGTGTTTCTACTTGCCGGTTTGTTGCTTGGATTTGTGGGCGGTGCCGGGACGATCATATACCTCCAAACGCGAACGGCCGGAGGGGCAGAGTCGGGTGAAATGGCGATCCACTTTGACCAGAAGATGTATTACGATTCCGACGCGTTCGTTGTCGTCTCGGGGACCTTAACGGGTCCGGACATGGCCTACCCAAACAACACATACAACGTTTCCTGCTATCAGGAACTTAAGCAGTGCTGGTCCTCCAATGTCGAAGCAATTGGCGAAAGACAGATCGGAAGGTTAGGACCGCCATCCGAATTTGACATTCGGTCGTGGACCAAGAATGAAATCGTCGCCGGATATGACTCGCCGTTTGGCTGCTACAAAACAACGATTACGATCTCGCGCACCTCTCAGGTCTTGCTTTGGGTGGAGGAACCGGTCAACCAGACAAAGCCCTTCTGCAAGGACGCAAAGAAAGTCATCAGGAAGATGACGATCGAGGACTCTCCCAGCTGGAAGAGGCTCCATCAACGTTGAGGTCACGGGTAAGCGTTCGCTTACACGCAAATTTATTTTCGGTTGCGGCATCAATTCGGCCAGAGTCAGCAACGACTTACATGGCTGAATGGTGCTCTTGTCCGCGAGTCTCAAATCACGCATCTCGATTCCCGTGCATCACCATTTTGGTTGATGATCATTTCACGGGGTAATTGATGACGACCTTTTCTTCGGAGTTCTCTTTCGCGTTGAAGCGCCAGCACCTCGCGGGGCGCCTGCTTTTAACCGTGCGGGAATTCGCCCGGGACCACGGCCTCCAGGATCTCGATGAGGCCGCACTGCGCCAGATGGCCGTCAAGGTCGACGACGTTGCCGGCGAGCTGCTGATGTTCGGCTGCGACCATTGGCCGGAATCGGCTCGCGGGGAGGACAAAGCGGCTGCCTAAAATTTGAGCGGTATCGCGAAGGTTCGATCGCTATAGCTTCAGTGAACGGACCTCGCAGTCGGGCCGTTCACTCCTCCATGTCGTTTCCAGCTCGGTGCACCACACCGAGCTGGTTTCGTCTGAGGGGACCCTTCCGACTGATGACAGGAGAAGTGAATGAACACCCGCGAATACGCAGAAGCGGAGGAAGCCGCCGACCAGCGCGCACGCAACAGGAAGCGCGCATGGATCGCAGCCAAACGCGGCGCCGCCCAGATCATTAAGGAAGCGCTCGCGGTCGCCGCGCAAGAGAAGGAGACGAGGCATGGGTAAGGCTGTTTCCTTCACATACGACGAAGATCGCCGCACCGGCACCTACGAAGTTCGGTCGGGCATGGTGCGCGTCACCACGGAATTCGGGACCAAGACGACCCAAGTCGGCGGATCACCCCCATTGGTTATTGCCCGGATGTTGGCCCATGAGCTGATGCAACAGGCCAAGTAGATCAGAAGGGCGCGGGCAACCGCGCTTTTTTTGTTGCCGCTAACAGTTGAATTCGCGAGACTACCCAACCGAATCGCTTTTAGATTGCCTCGCTTTTCAATTTTTCAAGAGCCACAATGACACCGGATATCGACTTTGCCAAAATGGCAGCCACCGTGATTGAGGGGCAAATCAAAAATGCTCTTTCAGCAGTCTCGGCAGGCCTACGAGGAGGCGTCACCAAAATACTTTCGTTCATTTCGAAAGATCTTACAAAATACACGGAAGCAAAAATCAAGAGATGCTCGCATGTTCGAACGCCAATTATAAACCGCGACCATCCTACCTACATTTACGACATCTATGTTCAGACGCGCCTACGCGTGCGCGGCTCCGTCATGTCGGACGAGACGTTCGTCGAGAGCTTGGCGAAAAATGCGAGTATAGTAGTCGCAGGCAATGCAGGCAGCGGCAAATCGATGTTCATGCGGCATCTGTTCCTCGCGCTTTGTAATGCCAATCGTTCTCAAATACCGCTCTTCTTCGAGCTCCGCGACATAAATGCCTCAGAGAAAAAAGACGTCAAAGAATTTCTCTACTATAACCTGATTGGTTCGAATGCGACGATCACCGAAGCGCAGTTTCTCGAGAGCCTAAAGGCCGGCGTCTTTTCGCTCGTTCTTGATGGCTTCGACGAAATCAACCACAATGATCGTAAATCGGTCGAAACCCAAATCATCAAGCTGCGAGAGCAGTGTCCGGAGCTGCAAATCATCCTGTCCAGCCGGCCCGACCCCGATCGTCGTGTCGAAAGTTGGGAGGCATTCAGCACCATTTATGTTGAGCCGATGGAGGAAGCGCAAGCAACCGAACTAATCGAGAAACTCGACTACGACGCCAAGATCAAAGAGAAGTTTCTAAAAGAGACTCGATCCCGACTTTTTCAAACTCACAGGACTTTTTTATCGAACCCTCTCCTCTGCATCATGATGCTCGTCACCTTTGAGCAAACTGGTCACATTCCGACGAAGCGTCACGTGTTTTATGAAAAAGCGTTTGATGCACTATTTTCGATACACGACACACAAAAGGAAGGTGTTTACAAACGGAAAACATACTCCAATCTGTCGGTCGACGAGTTTCGAAATTGCATGTCGGCCTTCTGCATGGTCACATACCTGCAAGAGCGATTTTCTTTTACACGAACTGAATTCCGTGAGGCGTTAGGTAAGGCGCTTGAACTAGAGCGCCTCGAAATTGATATCGACGATCTCACTAGCGATATGATTGAGTCTACATGCTTGATTCAAATCGAAGGGACAGACTTTTCATTCACGCACCGTTCGTTTCAGGAATACTTTGCTGCGGTTTTTATATGTCGTAGCCCGACTATTGGCCCGCAAGCGTTGCTCGATGCTGTTGCAATCCGCTCGAATACAGATGATGTAATCAGAATGGCATTCGCCATCAATCGCAGCTTAGTTGAGCGAGAGTGGATAGTTCCGACGCTTGAACAGATGCTACGATCGAGAGAAGCAGGATCTGTTCGTGAGCAGCCCTTCGACTTCTTACGCAACCACATTGGTGGCCTGAGCATACGTGTCCCGGCGAATGGCAAGCCTTCACTTCAGTTTTTTTGGATCACCAAGAGCGTAGCCCTGCTCACCATAGGGAACCTCTACTCAGAGGCATTTGTCGGAATCGATCTCGCGACGACTCGCTTTGGCCGAAGCGCGCAGGAAGAGGCCAATTCCTATTACGTCCAGTTGGTGCGGAGATCAGACGACCGGGTCACCCGTCGCGTGCGTTCTGATGGCAGGATGATCGAACTCGATGAAAGAGATGCCGAGTTGCTAAAGAGGGTGAAGGCATTCGATGCCGTAGTCCAATTCGTCGATGCGGCGAGAGATGTAGTCGTTTCGTGCAAGCAAGCTGCTGAAAAGCAGGGTAACATTCTGGACCGGCTAACCAACAAACTGACAAGGTAACGCTTCAGCGTAACCGATCGCCTCAATCATCGTTGCGCGGTCGCGAAGTGGGCCTTCCGGCAGCACGCCATATCGGCCGGTGGTGCTGGCCTTGGTATGGCCTAGCAACACGCCGTGTTGTTCGTCCAAAAAGCCGGCCGCGCGGAAGGCGTCAGCAACGTTGTGGCGGAACGAATGGAAGTTAACACGTCTGTCCACCTTCACACCGACGGCCTTGAAGTAGGCATTGAAGAATTTCGAGGCCCCGCCGAAGTAGCCGCGCTTGTCGCGTTCCGCCTCTGGAAACAATCGCTGCTCGCCACGGGCTACCATGCCGGCATGATAATCGATGAAGCCCAGCTCGATCAGCCTGGAATGCACCGGCACCACGCGCATTGAGCCGCCTGTCTTGGTGGATTTGGCGGAGCCGTCCTCGTCCCCGACCTCGGTGATATGGAAAATCCACACTCCATGAAGCTGCCGCACATCGGCCGTCAGCAGCTGGCACAGCTCGCCTAGTCGCGCACCAGAGTAGATTGCAATCAAGGGTATCCAGTAGCGCCAATCCCTGACCGCAACGTTGCCCGGCTTGTGCTCAGCATCGTCGCCAAGGCATGAACCGAACAGCGGCGAATTGAAGATCGCCTTGAGCTGATCGCCGGTGAACGGGAAACGATTCTTCCGCCGCTTGTCGATCGACAGATACATTCCGCTCATCACGTCGTCGTCGATATACTCGTTTTGCAGCAGCCATCGCGCGAAGCTGCCGAGCGCTGCTAGATATTTGTTGATCGACTTCTGGCTGATCGTCGGCTTTTTGACCGTCTCGTTAGCTTCAATCACCTTGCGGAACGACATGCCCTCGAATGCCTTGCTGTCGGCCGCTTTCACCGGCCATCGTGCCAGCTCTTGCTTCCAGTTGCGAACCGCTTTGCGCGTGATCACCGAGACGTGCGACACCTCACCGACGAACTCGGCAAAGAGCTTCACAATCTTGCGGTTCTGATCCCAGGTGTCAGGCCGCGCGTCCCCAATCCGCTCAGCTTTGAATTTGTCGTAAAGCTCCATCAGGGTTTCCCCCGGCGCGGCAACCCGTTTGCCCAGTGTGAGATCGGCCGGCACGACGATCGGGTCAGAGGGGGCACCGGTCCAGTTGCCGGCATCGCGTTCGGCCGCGCGCTCCAGGACCTGGACCTGTGCTCGCTGCAATCGCTGGCAAAGGTCGCGATATGCCGGCGAGCCCTTAACGATCAGAAGCCGCTCGCTCTGGATCACCTCATCGGCCTTCCATTCGATCAGGGCCGTCTCGCCGGCTGCCAGATGCTTCCTGAGGTGGGCAAGCTGGATGGTGCGGCGCTCGCGATCCATCTTCGCGGCGTCCCTCATGACGATCAGGTCAATAGTCGCGTTGAGCTGCACCAACGGGTCGCTGGACCAGGGCACGTGGCCCGCCTCGATATCGGCTGCGAGATTGTCGGTTGCCCCACGCAACGCCACGTCTGTTGGCAGCGCCGCGCGTGCCTGGGCGTCGCGGTTCAGCTCGGTCTCATAGTGCGACCACACCGAGGCCTGGAGATCGGCGGGGGACGGCTCCCGGCGCTGCTCTAGGTCAGCGAACCGCGCACGGAACGATGCGATGACAGGCGCCGCTCGATCACGCGCTTGCCTGGGATCGCTGGTCTTGAGGGACTGCCAAATCTCTTTGCGCTTGAGGACCGGCTGAAGCCTCAGGGGCACGCCAACGCGGACGTAGTAGGACGTGCGACCTGGACGTTTTTGGATGTTCGTGGCGATCGACAT